CTTTTTTTTCAATAAAAAAACGTTTTGGTTTTATTTCGTTGATGCCGTTTTCGCGCATGGCCTCGGCTCGAATGGTTTGCCGTATTTGATTGCGTTGTGTTACGTAACGATGCCCAAGTGTGTTGTTGCATTTGGCGCAAATGCCACGAAGGTTTGACAACTCATGCCCACCGCCTGCGTCTATTGGAATGATGTGATCGACTTGTGTGCTGGGCTGCCGATTGCAAACTGTGCAGGTCGGTTGCTCGCGAAGTATGACCCCACGGTTTTTGGTGTACTCGTAGTCGTGGTGGCTGGTCATGCTCACGCCCTCGCGTTGCTCGGTTGTGCTAGCGCGCGCTGTCGCGCTTGCTGATGTTTGTTAACGCTAACCATGTTGTCAACTTTATGTTTGCGGTTTGTTTTTGTTATGTCAATCTTTGTTGTTGTGTGATGAAGCCTAATGCGCTAAGCCCCCCGTCGTCTGCCTCACTCGACACCCTAACTTTTTAACGCAATTTGCCTGACCACGTGTTACCACGCGCGTCATCTACCCACGTTGCCGTGTGTTACCAACCGCGCTGCAAAACGCTTAGGTCATGCCCGTTATTTAGTTTTGTGAATGTTCTACCACGAGCGCACCAACAAGTTCAGCAACCTGCGGCACGATCGCATTACCTAATCCTCTAAGTTTGTCCACCCGGTCGGAAACCCCATTAGCCACTCGACCCACATCGGGTTCAACTTTCCACCACGCCCTGCTTGCATCGCCATTTTTTCCTCGTAAGTAATTTTGTTGTCCAAATACAATTTCTCGACCATCTGATAATGACCCGACCCCCCAGCCCCCTGCGCCATTGGTGTCGGCCATTTTTGTACGGCTTGTTCTAACTTGTGTTTGTAACCCTTGTTTTGTAAATTGCGTTCTATCGTTTCTGCGCTGTCTGACATCGCTTTGCTTGCTCTCGGTGTCGGCCACAACCGCACCGCGTCTGCTAATCCCACGCTGTGAGACGACTTCCCGTTTTTGCTTACCCGACGACCCTGATGATTTAACGTCGCGTTCGGGTGTTCTACTTCTTGCGTCGTCGGGGTAGGCCACAATGAATACCCTGTCTCTTTTGTGTGGCGCACCAACCGCGGCTGCTGGTATGACTTGCCACTCTGCATTAAACCCGATGCTGGCCAAGTCTCCGAGTACGTCACCAAACCCCATAGAGAGATGTCCTCGTACGTTTTCCATAAGCGCGTATCTGGGTCGTAGATTGCAAATGGCGTTAAACATTGCTGGCCACAAGTGTCGAGGGTCGGTGTTGCCACCTCGTTTGCCGGCTTGGCTAAATGGCTGGCAAGGGTATCCACCGCAAATAACGTCAGGTCGTTCAATGTTTGTCCAATCTATTTTATTTATGTCACCTAAGTTTGGCACGTCAGGCCAATGTTTTTTTAACACCTTGCAAGCAAACGCGTCAATTTCTGACTGCCAAATAACTTTCATGCCAGCGCGTTCCAAACCGAGATCAAAACCGCCAATGCCGCTAAACAACGAACCAACTGTCAATGTCATCTAATTAAATATCACTATTGCAGACGGAAACGGTGCTGACGATGATTGATCGTCAAACTTTAATCTGCCTTTAATAAACCGAATTTCTTTGGCTTTCATGCAATAGTCATGCCACCATTTAGTATCGGTGCGACTAGGTATAAGCATGACACACGTTTTGCCTTTGTTATATTCCTCATACGCTTTGGCTACCCATTTAGGCAACTCTCGACCATACGGCGGGTTAACAAAATTTGATTTGCCCCAATCGCTTTGCAAACCGTCAACTTTATATTTTGGTGGGCAAGGATCATGATCAAACTTAAATTCAGCATCAAGCGTTTGATAAACCGCTTTAGGTGTTTTCCAATCTAAACGCAACGAACTGAAATGCACACTCATTTTGGCTCGCTCGCTTTCAACGCGTCAATAACTTTGCTGATATCCCGTTTAGTCAACTCGCCCGACGTATGCACCTCACGCCCCAGCGTCGCGCTAATATACGTTTTAAGATCGTCGCCTTTAAGCCCCTGCCCGTTAGCCAACGCCCGCATCATGCCCAACTGTTTAGTCGTCGCATACTCGCGTTGCGGTTCGTCAGGAAACGGCACTTCGACATCGTGCATCGGTACAACGGGCGCAAGCCTGCCCGTCGGTTGACGTGATTGCGCGGCCTCAACTTCGTTACGTGACGCAATTGATTTACTGATACCAAACCCCATGTAGCCGAGCGCTCGACCCAACGCCGACGTAAAACCGACCTCGTTTTCGCTCATCTTTGTGTACGGCGTACGACCAGGGTATATCTCACACGCTGACGCGATCGCTGGTATCGGGTCGGCAGCGTCACGCCACACCGTCACCGTGCAACGAATAAAACATGATTTGTCGGGCATCTCAATGATCTCGCGTTGGGTTTCTTGTATGCGTAGGTCAGGGTATTTTTGTAGCGCCATGCCGAGACGTGTTGGCACGTCAACATAGTTGTCAAGATTAAAACCCGTCATAGCGACTGCCAAATTGTGAGACGTTGCGCGTGATCATGTTCGCCGCCACGATCGGCATACGTAATCTCACCCGTGTTTTTAATAACGCCCTGACGTTGGGCAACCAGTAGTCGAGCCGTCATGCCCTTAGTAACAGGGAACGTTGCGCCCAGTTCGTACCAAACTTGATCGGCTGTAAAGCGTGGCAACATACGTGCCATTTTGCGTATCGCCGCATCAACACGGTCTTGTTGCTCGGGTGTCCATTTGGCATTTGCGCTTGCTTGGCTTTCGGCCATTGCGATACGCATACGGTTTTTGTCGTGTTTAGTTAGCACGATGCACCATATTTTCTAGACGTTGTATTTCAACCTCGTTTTCGTTCAAGCGCAATTGCTTAATACCAATCTCGATGTCGCGTTCTTTGACGCGCTCATGCAGATCGTTGATGATGCTTAACAAATATTTTATTTCTATGCGTGTTTGGTTTAACACGTCAATTAATTCGCCGTCGTCTAGAACGTTGCGGTCGTCAATCTCGTGCTGAATTTTGCGTAACGTGCTACGCGCCGCCAACTCCCACGGGTTATAAATCGGCACTTTGTTTTGTGTGATGTCGTTCATCACTTGCATTAATGCTTGGAACTGTGGGTCAGTTCTCGGGTCGATGTTCTCGGTCATCTCTTGCCTTTCGTTTGTTGGTGACTGACATTATCAGGTACGTGTACGCGGTTAACACACTTGCCAAAAACAAGTGTTTTAGAGTGACCATGCGCGCCACCCATTCGAGTATCTAAAGATTGCCAGCGCCGACCGTAGGTTGTCCTCTAAGTCAAATAGGTCGTCGCATGTGCGTATCAGGCCGTATGCCTGCAAGTAGCCGTTTGCGTAATACTTTGACGGTTTGCACCAAAACTGGTTGATCTGCATAACGCCGTTTGACCCACCATTAGGGTCACGTGGATTGAACGCATCAGGCTGGCAACGGCTTTCACGGTACGCGACCGCGACCAGTTGCGTTAGGTCTTGTTCTGCCCAGCCGACGTGTCGAGCCATGTTAAACACCGTCTGACACGCGTCAGGTTGCGTTATAGGCGTAGTAACAACCGTGGTCGGTGGTACGGGAGCTGCAGGCTCAAAACCTTGCCATACGGTTATTGGCGCTGGGCGTAGTTCTGCCGGTGTTGGGGTTGGTGGTTTGTGTAATACAAATATTGACGTGACGCTAATAAATAGCGATACGCCAATTTTGGTGATGAGTGTCATAAGTGACCTACTTTCTCGGTAGGCCTATAACCTTAGACGGGTTTTGGTGGTGATGTGGGGAATGCCCCGAAAACCGCGTCAAATCGGGCTTTTACAATGTCGGGGTTGTGTGCAAGTAGTGGCTCGATCTCGATGTGATACCAGTCGCCTTGCTCGACGCTTGGTAGGGGTTTCCATGTGCCACGATCGCACCGCCACGATCGTTGCAACTGATAGTCGATCACAAGTTGTATGCCTAAATGGTCGGCGTTTTGCAAACATTTAATGATAAACGCAAGCGATGTTTTGCGGCCGTCTTGTTTACCTAAACGTTTTTGGTTAAGCCAACGATACGACAAATCCATTGCCAGCCCTCGAGCATGATTACTAACTACGCCGGGGCGTGTCCGCATATCACGATTAACCCATAGCCCGTTGCACCATAACGACCCGTTGCTGTTTTTACAGGCCAAATCTGACCAAGCGCGTGTGCCTGCTAAACCGCCTTTAACGACTGGTTGCTGAATGACAACGTACGGTTTAGTCAATCTTTGTTGTCTTTGTCGTCTTTGGGTATAAAGATGCAGGCTAGATCGGGGTCACCAATTTTGGTTGATAGCCAAGCCAACACGCTTGAGATTATCGGTACGAGTAGCGCGATAAGTGCTGGGTCGATGTTGTTTTGTGTTGCCCAATAAATAAACAAACCAATTAAACCGCCTTTGGTTGTTTGGTCGCCGATTTGTCGACGTGATCGGTTAATTGGTTTTCGCGCCATAACTAACCAAATAGTGCGGCGGCTTCATCTGCTGTCAAACCAAGTTTTGCAAGTGCGTTGGCTTTTGCTTTGGCTTTTGCTGTTTGTGCTTCAATTTGCGTTTCGATTTCAGCTTGTATTTGTTCAACCGAAAGCAAAAATGCGGCTTCCTCTGCTTTAGTCATATTGCGGTCTATGCCGTTGTCGTTAATTTTTAATGCCATAATTTATACCGTCTTCGAATAACCATAAACCGAATAACTACCTGTTGTAGTACCAGTTGAAACCAAAATTTCAAAACCATCATAAGCGGTAGCAGTCGAATGGTTGCCGTAATTAAGATAAAGTATGGGTGTCGTTAATGCGCCACTTGCATCTGCGTTTGAAACCGCAAAAGTAGTTGCTTCAGCAAGTTGAGGCCCTGTAATAAAAACAGATGACGACGACATAAAAGAACCGTTTGAAGGCAAACCAATCAAAACGGTGGTTGCACCTGTAGTACGCGCACCTGTAACCGTTGTTGATGATGCTTGAAGTTCTTGCCAGTTGTAGTTGGTCGCCGCGCTCACCCCACCAACACGGTTACGATAAAGCAAATTATTTGTTGTAGAAGTCGTGTAACGAACATTCAAAATATAATTTGTGTAAGTGCTGGTAAAAACATTGTCAACCGTAACGCTTGACGCGGCACTAAACGCTGTCTCGGCTTTAACACAAACTAAACCCGGATTTATACCTACCGTTTGCCACGCTGAACCGTCATAGTATTGCGTAGTGTTAGTTGCTTCAATATAAGCAAACTGGCCTTCGGCAAGCGTTTTTTCGCCTGTGCCACCAAACGCAGCATCACGCGTAACCGTGGTTGCAAAAACTGGAATACCCGTGTTAATTTCCGTTTGTTGTTGCGCGGTTAAAACTTGCCCTGCTGTAAAAACTGGTACTGATGTCTGTGCGTTTGCGCCCATAATTGACTACTTTACCCTAACGCGTTGTCTGCTGACAGGATACCGAACGACGGATCGTTAAGTATGAACTCGTTTAGCACGATGACAGGCGACGTGTAGTAGGTGACGCTATGGCCCGTATTGACGTTGATTGTATGCTCGATGCCCTCAATGGATAGGTTTTGGGATAGTGACGCTGGGTTAGTGCCGGGGGCAAACGATTTTTCAATAGTGATTGTGTCACCAATGTCGATTACGGCAACGGCGTCACGTTGGGCGCTGCTCAATAACGGAAACCCTGTTGCTAGTGACGTGTATCGTGGCTCAGGGTTTGGGTCAAGCAAATAGGTTGCCAATTCGAGCGCCGCCGTATCGTTATGCAACAAACTGTTTGTGATGCTGTATGTCTGTATAAAGTACGTTGCTTGGCTGCCAGCGTCGTCAGCGATCTGCGGGTTGTTACTGCCCAAATGTTGCACGACCGCACGGTTGACAACTTGATCGGCTTCAAATGTTATGCCTACGCCGTTGTACGGTATGTTTGTGCCGTCGTCGTGAAAGTCTGCGACGCTTGCGTCGAGTGTTGTGCCTATGCGTGGCTCAAATACGATGTTGCCGTCACGCGACATATATAGACGGCCTTGCTCAGCCTCGTTGACTTGCGCTAAATAGCCCAGAACGTTTGTGCCTTGCGCGATCGTAAACGCCGCATCACCGCCAAGCGTTTGTGTGCCTGTGCCAATACTGCGATTAGCGACGGGGAACGCTACCTCGGGTCGATCAAGTATCGCCGACACACGAACGCTCGACAATTCCTCGCTGACGTTGTACTCATCTAAATATGTTTGCGATAACAAATAAAAATCGTCGGCACAAAACACCGTCACCGTATCCAAACCGCCAAGCGCGAAGTTGTAATCAAAGTTGACGATCTTGCCGACGAATAAATATTCTTTAACGTTTGTTGCGTTGTATCGAGACAACCGAACCGACCGCATAGGTGCTAAACCCGGCTTAGCCTCAGCCGTGTCGTAATACGGACTGTTCTCATCAAACGGCATAAAAATACCGTCGGTGTCAAGCATCGTAAACGTCATAGTGCCAGCACCAAACTGGTCGCCCTGATCGCGTCGCCCTCGACGCACAAACACTTGGTTGATGCCGTCTAACACGCTTGCGTATTGTGTTGTGCCGTCAAGCACATATGTCGTGTTATCTAAAACGCCTGCGGTCGCTGAATCAAGTGTGAACGCGTCTTGCACAAACCCCGTGTCAATTTCTAAGTCATAATTGCCACTTGCAACAACTGACACGCCAGCCATTAGACCGCTATCTGTAAATCAAGTGGCCCTGATACGCGCTGGTAGGCCAGCAAACTATCTAACACGCTCTGCCCGATCTCGGCGCTAGTCGAGATACCGCCCGTCACGTTAATCGTTACGCCACCGCTACCACGCGCTGCGATACGTTCAGCCATACCAAATTCGGTCAATGCGCCTTGAATAGTTACTAGGTCGCCGCCGCCACCAACACCACCACCACCACCACCACCAACGCCGCCACCACCGCCTGCACCGCCACCGCCGCCAATAATGCTTGGGGGCAGATTAGGCATTATTTGACCTGCCTCTCGAGCCATGCGATCGGCCGTGCGCGTGTCAGCCGTGACGGGTGTAGCACCACCGCTGCCACCAATACGACCCAATGAGATTGTCGGCAAACTTGGTATGTCGGTAAACGGGTTAATCAAATTCATGCCGCGAATAATTAGGTTGATTGCACCAATAAACGAATTAGCGAACGTTTCAAAACCTGCAATCAGACCGTTAAGCACAATGTTGACGATGTTGCGGAACGTCTCAAATTTTGTGTATGCGATAGTTAAACCAGTTACCAGCGCCGCAATACCGACCGCTATTAAACCAAACGGGTTTAACGCCATAGCGATATTTACTGCGACGATTGCGGCTGCGACTGCTGATATAGCGCCTGCAATAATCATAAACGCTGTTGGGTTGCGTTGCGCCCAGTCAGCCATTGCTTGCAAATATGGCAACACACGTTCTAATGCTGGCAACAATGCAGCGCCTATCGCCTCTTGAGTTTCGCCCAAACTGGTTTTTAATATCTTAAATTTGCCTGCTGCGGTTTCTGCCGATCGTGCGGCCGCGCCACCAAAATTGTCGTTTAACGCAAGCATTACATCATCAAGGTCTGCACCGTCTGCAATCATGCCTTTCATTTCAGGCGACAACGCCTGCAAACCTTTCATATTGCCTGCATATGCTTTAGCAAGTGCGTCACTTACAGACGCTAAATCTTTGCCAGTCGCAGCCGAAATATCTTGTGCAAGCGATAATGCGTCAGTCGCCTCACCAACATTTTTAGTACCAGTTAATAATGCGGCAAACGCTGGGCGTAACTCACTATCGGCAGTACCCGTCGCCCTCGACATCGCTGCGATCATGTCCTCTGTCGCCGCGACCGTTGCATCAGTAGCACCAACGACGTTTTGCATAGTGTTAGCCAAAATCGCCTGTTGCTGTTCATCTTCGGCTGCTGCTTTAGCCGCCAAACCTAACGCACCCGCAACCGCCGTCAACGCCGCCGCTGCCGGCACAGCCGCCTTCTTGATTGCAAACTGTGCTTTTTCGCCGACGGTTTCTAACTGCTTAAATTCTTTGATTGCTTTGTCAATGCCTTTGCCGTCAAACTCGCTGACAATAGGTATAGATAGTGCCATGTCTACAACTCGCTTTGCACGGTACGCATAGTTTTAGCAATCATCTTTGTCATCTCGGCTTCGATACCGCGACGTGCTTTATAAACGGCAGGCCCGATCAATCGAGTGCGACCAGCACCAACAAACCCGAGCGCGTTACCTAACTTGTTTGCATTCGCACGACCCGCTGTTTCAAACACGGCCGCCGCAACATCTTTTTGCTCTATGAGTATTACGCCAACGGCGTTACGTCGAGTGTCAAACCGCATCTTGACCCCGTTGGCTGCCTTGCTTGGTACGAACGGAAATATCTTGCGGGCATTTTGTGTCCACGCATAACGCATACCCGATAACGGCAAATCTTTATAAACCGCTTTGCCTGCGTTGATTGCTGGCTGGGCGATCACGGTTGCGTCAGCCTTAAAATCTTTTTGCAACTGCGGATCAATTTTACGCAAAGAGTTGATCGTCTGTTTAACCCCGACGACCTCAATAGTTGTTGATGCTGGCATTGCGCTACCTCTTTTGCTTATTTAATATCGTAATCACCGTTATCAGGTCGCGCGTGTCAAACTCGATTGCCGTAGGCCAGTACCCTGTAGCAACTAACAATTCGGCTAGTTGCCGTCGGTAACTGCCTACGCCGTATGGTTTGGGTCTGTCTCGTCGATCGCCTCAATCGTCATGTTCGGGTTTGCTTTAACCCAGTCACGATATGTTGCAGGCATTTTTTCGCCGCTAAGTTTCAACAAATTGTACGCCCAGCAAACAAGATCGGTGTATCCAATACCTTTGCCGTCGCTAATTTTGCGACCCTCAGTTTTTTCCCATTCGCAAATCACAAACATATTGGTTGTCAATTCGAGTGGCGCTGTGCCGTCTTGTAGATCGACTTTTAGTTTTAATCTCATTGCCTTGTCCTGTTCTCGGCCAGTATTGGCACGTTAGATCATGTTACGTCAACTGTGTAACTGCCACCAACAAGTTCGATGTCATATGTTGACAACTCGCCAAGGTTTGCATTGACAACTGGCAACGCGCTCAAAAACGTGTTGGTCAATTCAAAGCCAGGGTTTGTTGCGGTGTTCGCGCCCGATGCTGGGGTTACTTTGATATAGCATTTTGTGCCAACAAGTGCTGACAAAGTTGCGTAACTTTCTGACGTTGCGTACGACGCATACAAAGTCAATGTTGCGCTGTTTGATTGCAGGCCTGCTGTGTTGGTGCGGGCAGTCGAGCCGAACGCTGTGTCCTCAAGTGCTTCGACAACGTAGTTGACGGTGACTGCCGATACTTGGTCGGTGATATCTGTCGTTGCAGCGCTTGACGCACCGATTAAAACGACTGGGTTTGATAGATAGGTGCTAGTTGCCATGTGTTAATCCTTTTGTCTTGTACCTATAGTTTTACCATAACGATTGCCTGTCGGTGTGTATTACGCCGTTTGTGCTTGTACGCCAACCGATAGGTCGTAGCACGGATACTCCTGCCCACCTATGTCGAGTGTGCCGGGGCGACCCGACATAACGATAATTGCCGACCCTAAAACGGTTGCGGTGATTTGTAAAATTTCGCGCAACACGGGTAGCCCTGCTGGGCCACTACCAACAATTTTAATCGGGTAATCCATGCGTACGATGTTGCCGTTTCCAGCAATCGTCGTAAAACTTGGTGCTTGAATAAACACACAATTTGGCACAAGTTTTGTTGCGTCGGTCACGACACGTAATCCTGAGACGGCTGTCAGCGTCGCGCTGAGATCGTCTAGCGTCTCGTTGAATAGATCGGTGTATGGTGCGGGCATCAGGCAACCGCTGGTCGGTCAATACCTAACAACTGTTTAACGATCGGCGTTAACGATTGCTGCGGTGCTGTACCCATGCCGTCAAACGACGCAAACACGTTCTCGAGTGAGCCACGCGAACGCCACAACGCCGCCGCATACATTAAAGTGCCGAGCGTTACGTCACCGCTAGGCGACGTGCTAAGGCTGTCGTTGTAGCCTGCCTCGGCTCGTCGGCGACTACAAAATTGGTTCGAAGCCGATACGGCCTGCGTAATTAGCGTGTAATCATCTGACGGGTTGGTTATTGACACACCCAAATACGTGACTAGGTTTGCTGCCGTAATCCACGTGCAAGTAGGCGTGAACGCAACCGTGCCGGTGTAAATCGCAACGAACTCGACTGCGTTGCCTGTGCAGGCGTAAAGCAATTGATTAGCAATCGGCTGTGTTTCGTCAAATGTCCATTCGCCCGTAACGCTGTCTATGCCCGTGTATTTGTATTGCGGGCAATTCAGTACCGTGAACGTGCCGTCAAACGGTGCGCTTAAACTGCCGACAACTATGCTGTCGCCAACCTGTATGTCGGTTGGCTCAAGCGTAGATATGCAGGCGTAGTTGTTTAGTAACTGTTTTGACGCTGTTAGATATGTTGCCATAGCGGTTAGGCCGCTATGCGATTAGGCGATCGCGATTGACTGGATAAACGACGACTTGGCAACGAAGGTTGCGAAGTATCCGTAGTACGAGAACGTGCGTGACAATGTTGACGGTACTTCTACCGACATGATGCCTTTCTGTTGTTCGTACACCTCGAAGCCCGGTGCGTAAACAACGAGCATGGTGCTTGCAGCGAAGTTGTTGTCAACTACAAGTTGCAAACCGAGTGGGTTCATCGAATTGTAATTCAATGCGCCTGACGCTGTACCCAACGAGTTTTGGCTAATAATGTTTTGGCCGTTTACTGCTGGAAACAATGGGCGCTTGCTGCTGTCCAACTGTGACCCAAGTTTTTCCCATACGTCAGGTGACACAAACAAGTGAGTTGGGAAGTAGTTGCTGTCCTCTGCAATTTCTCGTGCAGCGTCAAACAACGAGTTGACCAACGATGTTGGGTCGCCTGCTGTAACTGTCCATGTCGAACCTGACGCGGTTTTTCCTGCAACCATGTTGTCGGCTGCAATGTTGTCAGTTGCGATCAGGTATTCGCCTGCGAGGTCGTTCAAGATCAGGTTCATTGACGCTGGGTCTGTGAAGTCCATATCTTGTACCGACAAAGTAACTTGACCTGCAACGGTTGTTTTTGTGACTGTGTTGCTTGCAATCACCATTGTTGTTGCTGATGCTGCCGAACCTTCGGTTTGTGTTGCTGCCGAAGTGTGTGTTGTGATCGTTGGGCGAATAAATGTTTTGCTTGGTGTGTTTGGCATTGCTCGAGCGCCCAACGCTGATACGACTGGTCGCACAAAGTTGAGGTCTTGGAATAGTGGGCCAAGAACTGGAACTGGCAACAAACCCGGTGTATCGGTTGTCAAAATGTCGCCTGCAGCTGCTTGCAACGCTGTTTGGTTTTTGCGGTTAGCAGATTGGAACGCGTGATTGACTTTTGCGAACGTGTCGCCGCCGATGTGCATAGCGGCAAGGTATTCGCCTGCGCTTGGCATCTTAAATTCTTGTTTTGGTTGCGCCCACAATTTGTCAACTGTTGACTGTGCTGCTTCAACTACTTGTGTTTCAATTTTGTCGCTCATGGTTGTTTCCTGTTCTGTGTCTTGTTCTGATTGTAACTCTACTTGTGGCTCGGTTTCGTGGATAGTCTCGTCGGGTGCGCTGGCTGCGACCTCGGTGATGACTGCGCCACTAAACGCGCCTTCGCTAACTAGCGATAATTCTGACCAGTTGGCGGCCTCAACGATCATTACGCCTGCCTCGTCGTAACTAAATTTTGTGGGTGTTACACCGACCGACACGGCATCTATAACGCCGTCATTGGCGAGGGTAAGTGCCTCGTCGCCTAGTCGAGTGGCGCTGATCTTGGCCGTAAACATCATGCCTTGCGGGGTGTCCACACGCTCAACGACCTTGCCGACAATCTGGTTGCTGTCGTGTTGCATATAAAGTTTCGGGTCGCGCCCCGTGACTGGCAACGACCCTTGCAAAAACCGTACTTTTGTACCGTCATTAACGGTCGCTGTTTCGTCGTAGGTAACTGCTACGCCTGAGATTGAGCGCGACGGCAAACCCTCTGCCGCCGCTGCATCAACCGTGATCTGTGAAGGGGTAAGTCTGATCATAAAATTTATAGTACTCCATTTGGTATCGGGGTTTCGGAATTGTCCTCACGGTAGTCACTCATCGAGTATTCGCCCTTAAGGTAATCCTCAACATCAAATTCAACATATGTGCCGTTTGGTAGCACGTTGTTTTGGCTGAGTGTGCCAGCGATGCAATCGGCGTAAGCACGTACGCCAAATGTCCACAAGTCCATGCGCGCTTCTGCCGATGACTGGTACGAGTACGAGCCGACCGAGATGCCTGCAAGGTATGGCGGTATGTTGCATAGTCGCGCCATTTCCATTGCTTGAAACTCTGCGCTTTCGATTAGCAACATTTTGTCAGGGCTAGTTAGTGTCTCGGTGTAGGTAACAAATTCGTTTAGCGCTGCTGTTTGGTTTGTCGCTCGAGCCGCATTGAAGGCTGCCGCAAGATCGGCTAACTCTTGTGCGCTTAATGGCTCGCCACCAGTCTGACGCAAAATACCTGCCGGTATAGCCGACGACGAGTTTCTAAATCGTGCGGCCTCAAGTTGTAACGCTGTCGCAATGGCTTTTTCGCTCATATAAATAATGCCTTGTATTGGCGACAAAAATTGCACGACATCGTTTGGGTCTAGGCTGCCGCCTTGAAAAATAATTTCTTTTGACGGCGCAAACCATACTGGGCCTGACTGGTCAAGTGTTTGTATCATTGCGGCAGGTAGTCGAGTAAACGATGCCGGGTATCCGTCGGCTGTGCGTGAAGTGATATACCAAAATGCGCGACCGTAGAAAAATAGATCGTCAAATGTCCACGACATAATAAAACTGTTTGGCAATGTTGGGTCAATACGTCGTAACCAAGTGCGTGGCGCTAGTGGCACTTTTTCCATTTCGTCGCCATTCCAAATTTCGTTGTACATTTTTAAATTCATGCAACCAAGCACCGATGCCATAAGGTCTCTCGAGCGACTTATGGTCGCTACGCTCATTGCACGATTACGCGCATCGCCCTCAAGGTACGAGTAGTACTGGCCGATCATTTGTGCGCCGCCGTTATTGACGCTGTTCGTGTAGTACCCGCCTGCGGCTGCCGCTTTAGTTGGCTCAGGCGATATAGCCGCCTTATTTACTGACCGTGAAAATATCGCCATGTTGTAAGTATGCCACCAATTTATTTGACGGGTGTTGATAGGCGACCGCTAAGCGTCAACCGAGAAAGTAAGAACCTAACGGCCGCCCGTGACGATACTAGCCACCAGCAACGACGATCATCGGTTTGCCTGTCGCGGTCGGTCGTGATGCGAGCGCCGCAGACCAAACCAAACACCGAGCCAACTCAATCGGACCGGGTGATCGCTGGCTTGATAACGCAATGCTGTTTTGACTGCGTACCGCGACGGCGCGTTGCACGTGTTCAGCCAACATATTTTCGCCTGTATGCCAAAGTAATTTCTCGTTGATCATGCTCTTAATGCGTGGCGTGAATTTTAGTATTTCGCCGTAACCGACAACTGCCCTGCGACGCTCAAGCGCTAACGGCCAATGAATATCTATTGACGGACTGATAGCAAATTTTATTGCCGTGTTTTTTGCTAGACGCTCGACGTGTCGCAACATTTCGTCGTAGGTGTCGCAAACAAATTCGACGGTGACGACGGTGCGCCGATCGTCAAGCACAACGGCACGGGTAGCAAAGTATCGGTCGTCGGTAAGGCTCGTTTCAATAGCGACTGTGCCGCCGTCGGGCATCGGGTCGCTGTACTCAAGTTCAGGCCACAAACCCGGTGCTATCCACGATTTGTCAGACGCAACCCAAAGGTTGCATGACGCGCGCAAAAACGACGCACGATCAGGGTTCTCACTTTCAGCCTCAATCGTTTTTAATGTCAATGTTTTGCCTAATGCTGGGTTTGCCCAACCCCAAGCGCGACTATCCATAGGCGATATGTCAGGCGGCGGCGACCACTCAGCAAAATAAAGCGATGACGGCTCGGCACGGTCAATAGATCGCAACCCCTGTTCACGCCAACGTTGCATAGCGGTACTTGCCTCAGTACCAGCCGTTGACCACGCGCTAAGCAATGGTGATCGTCGGGCGCGCTGGGCTGGTAGCAAACCGCCGTCAATGACAGTCGAGCCAATATCCCAAATCTCGTCAGCCACGATTAAGTCGCAACTCATACCGTGACCGACGCTTGAGTTGGCTGCACGAATAAACCATTTTGACCCGTCGGGCATGGTGACTTGGTTGCGACCGTACGACCGCATCAGTTTTGCACCAAACCGCAACTCGAGAATGTCGGCAAGTTTGTCGTAAAGCATGACCGCCAAATCAAGACGGTGCGCGGTAGATAACACGGTTTGCGGTGTGCTTCGGTGCTTAGGCATCTCAGTCAGCCACCAACCAACCAACGCCGTCAACGCAACCGTTTTACCGTTCTGTCGAGCGGTGCTAACCATTGACATACGATGCAAAAAATCCCCGTCGCCGTCAAACAACAACTGACCGTCAAGAACCCTCTGCTGCCAAGGCATCAACTCCAAACCGAGATGCTGTAAAGCCCAGCCCCCCACCTCAGCCCCAAACGAACCAGCCGCATCAGGCCACACCGTCTCCAATCTCGGCTGATCACGGCCAGTTACCGCCAGTTCAGGCTGGTCAAGGT